CAATAACCACAATTGTTTGACCAACTGATATTACATTTTCAACGCCGGTAGCTGTAGGTATTGTTAAAACGTTGGTTGCTCTAGTAACGCCTGTATAAGCAATATGCAGACGGTTTTGTTCTGACCAAACAACTTGATCTGAAGTCATAGGCATCTCTGCCCCTACCATTCTTAAAAAGCCAGATAACGTTCTGTTTCCATAACGCTCTACTTCTTGCTCATAGATCTCTGGCAAATATTGTTGAGAGAAGTTTTTTCCACTGCCGTCAGTGAAATTTAAATAGTTTGTTTCTAATGTTTGTGGCTTCTGAGAAGGCACGATAGATCCGAAAAACGGATCCGGTGTAAATGTTGACATAGTTTTTTAGTTTAAGTTATTTTTTTAATTCTTAATTTGTTAGAATCCATGCCGTTAATTGCTTTGATTTTTATACCATTTACAAATAGACTTTCATTTGCACTAGTTCTTGGTTCTGTGCTAACGTTGTTAGACTTAGCCATTATTTCCTTAACTGCGTCTGCCTTGCCTTGTTCGTAAATTTGTTTCATAATTGTCTCAGAATTATCGGCAACGTACATAGCTTTATGATACCCTTTAACATCTATAACTTCCCCCTCATCGTTTAAGAACTTCTTAACTAGGTTGGAAATATCTGATTGTTTATCAATAACTGCGCTGGTATTTGGTATATTATACCTTAATGTTTTTTCCCCTAAATTAAAATCAAAACCTTTGAAATCATTAGTGAATAAACTTTTGGTATCTTCTTTGAATTTACCATGCAATTGCTCTGAACGCTTTTCGTTCTGTTTGTAGCGATTGAAAAAGTCATTAGCTTCTTGTTGTTCTCTGTTAACTGATGGTCTCAACTTGATCTCATCATAATACTTTGATTTAACATCCTCCAAGAATCTTTTTGCTTTTGCAACCTCTTCTTTAAATTCGAGTCTTTTTTTCTTGATGTCTCGATCATCATCTTCTTCTTCGTCGTAACTAAATTTTTCTTCCATGAGAAATTGTATCTCATCGTCATCTAAATGTGGTCTTGACTTTCTATAATATTCTTTTATTAGTGTTTCACTTTTTATATTTTCGTAATCTACATTAAGCCTTGAATAATCATCTATTGTACCCCCGGTGTCCTTCATAAAAGCAATAAGCTTCTCTATGTTTTCCGGTAAAGGTTCCCCCGATGTTTTTGCTTCTGCGACAATCTCATTTAATTCAGCAACCGTTTCAACTTCTGGCGGTGCTGCAATCATTTCAATTATTTCTTTTTCTTTGTTTTCGGTAACGACTTCAACGATTTTGTTTCCTTGGACCACTTCTTGCAATCCCACTTCGGGCTGCTGATTGCCCAACACGCTTTCATTTGTGCTTTGCTCTTGAATGGCATCTTGTTCCTTTTTAGCTTTTAAATTTACTTTTGTTACCTCGTTAGTCTTGCCTAACTTCCTTGGAGTTTTAATTTTGAACTCCCCCTCTTGTTTAATTTCTGACATGATATAATATTATAAAATTGTTAATGTAATCTATTCTCCAAATAAATCAAATCCTAACCCATTCATTACATCACTACCTGATGATTCAAAATCTTTTGGCATTGATTGGTTCTGTCTTTGATCTATTAATTCACTTTGCTGAGTACCTTGCATTTTTATTCTTTTATCTTTTCGGTCCTCAATTTCTTTTATTTTGTTTTGTTGTTGTGATAAATTCATCTGAGCGAGTTTAACACTATAATTAAATTCTTCCGCCATTAACATTCTTTTAAGTTCCATCTCTGATTGCATTCTTTGGATCTCAAATTGTGATTTAGCTTGTTCTATTTGTATTTGCGTTTGGGCTAGAGCTTCTTGCTTTTGCACCTCAGCCATTGCTGATCTCTCAGCTAAATCTCCATTTGCTTGCGCTTGTGCTTGAATATTTTGTTGTTGCTGCTGTTGCTCCCTAGCTATCTTTTTCTTTCTCTTATATTTAAGTGATTGATTAGCAAGCTTTAAATTTCTTATTTGTCTAATATCGATTGCATCCTCTAAGTCTATACCGCCTGATTGCAATGCTACTTGAATGTTTTGTTCTAATTGTGCTTTTTCTTCTTCATCTGGTTCTAATTCTAAATAGATACCGAAGTCATGAAGATTTAAATTAGATATTTCTTTTAGTGTTTGTACATTAAATGTGGATATGCCTTCTGTTAAACTATTCGCTGTTAATGGATAATTTAATGATTCAGCAGCTTTTAATGATATATTTTCACACAATCTTAACGTTAGATATAAACTTGATTGCACGATATGCCTTGTAGCTGTATTGGAATTTGCTGCTGCTAATTTTTGTAAACCAACTAAAGCATTAGGATCTGGTGTACTACCATCTCTTGCTTCATTCAATCCGGTGACATCGCGTATCATTTGTAAATAATACTGATATGTAGCTATAAGAGATTGTATCTTAGCGTTACCATTAGATGACTGTAACTCCTGTATTGGCATTCTAGCGCCATTCTGACCTCCATCTTGGTTCATTGATCTACCAACTATACTACCTGTTTGGAAATACATACTAAGTGCTTCCGCAGCATTATAGTTAGTACCATTACCAAGATCTACTTCCGCTAAGCTATCAACGTCTACAAATACTCCATCAGGTACAATCTTAGATAATACTTGTTGTAGTTTTAAATGCGTTAATTGAATCATATCAGCAAAACTTATAGTTCTACTTACAAGAGATTCTATTCGGCCTCGATACATTCTAGGAGCGCATATAGCATAGTTCATTTCAACCTTTGTGGTGTCTGCAAATGGGCGTGTCATAAACTCACTCATTTCCCATTTTAGCATTTTGTTCTTACCCAATAGCTTTACCCCAGAATATAATACCTCTATTGATCTGGAGACTCTTTTAAATGTGTCATTCTCAGGTGGATTAAATCCATCATCTTTTTCTATAGCTTTTTCTAAGCCTGAATCAGTTTGTTTAATTTTAAACACTTGATCCATAAATGTTTTATACTCAAAATATAATACCTGTACATTACTTGAGTCGTAACTTTGTGCGTAATAGGTATTCCTATAATTACTATCTCCCGGGAATTTTTCAATCTCTAAAAGATCCTCCTCTGTTAAACTTGGAAATTGCTTTCTAAGTTCTTCAAAACTAATGGTTTTAACCTCTCCAACATAATATATGTCTTCAAAGTTAGGGTCTTCTGTATACGAGTATACCAGATTAGCTGGATCAACATACTCTAACTTAATGCCTTCTGCTTTGTTCCAGCTTGTTTTAGCTGCTCCTATACCTAATACAGTTAAATCGTAATTTATCTTTCTATTGAGTAATTCGTATTTATTTCTAGCTAATGTATTATTTATAACTTCTTCAGCTGCTTCTTCAACGGCTTCTTTGTATGTTAGTTGTAAGCGCAATGATAATTCATCAGTGTCTTCTGGCAAATCATCTGGATTCGGAGAATTAAATAGATCTGCACCTAAGTTATTCTTTATATCCATAAGCATATCCTTTGCCATCATATCCCTTAATATGCCTGAAGCATAATCTGTTTTTTTCTTTACAGAAACAGGGTCTTGAGCGTAAGCTTTTATCTCGTAACTTTTGCTTGATATTCCGTTTACAACAATATCAACAAACTTTGGTAGTACAGGTATTGGTTTCCAATCTAAATTTAAATAAGACAAATCACCATTAACGGATAATTCATCTTTGTATTTCTGCACAGGTTGTTCTCCTCTAGCGTATAACCTTAGTAAGTGAAATTGATTCCAATTAGCACTCCATCTATCACCACCAACACCTCCATTACGATTGCCTCTAAACCATTCGTTCTCAATTGCTTTAGCAACAGATGTTCCGTACTCTAAACTGTTCTTTACAGAAGTAGGTACTACTTGACTAGGGAATGTGCTATTATTATTTGTATAAATCATTTATCTTATTATTTGCGAGCTATGACCTGTGTTATTAAATCTTTTAAAGTTTAATGGCACTACTTGTTTTTGTAATGGATTTGATGGATAGTATAAATGCCTATTACATGCCATTATAGCTAATCCTGAACTTATAGAGGCATCATGCTTGGTTCTATTGTTTATATTAAATCTAGCCCAGTCCTCTAGGGTTCTTTGAAAATACATATCACCATACCCGTGTTCTTTTAATCCCACGTAACTTTCTATGTACGTTTCAATTGCAGCCGCATGGGCTTGCATTATATCTTGTGATGAGTTAGGTATTCCGCCAACCTCACGCTCGAATGGTGATAACTTATTATAAACCTTATCTGGTCTGTTAATAGAGTAACCTCTGTATCCCCTTCTTTTTATATGATATAATAATCTTGGTTTATTATTCTCTGCTAATATAGGCATTCCGTAAAACACCATCGCCATAAGAACCTCTTCAAAGAATATCTCAGATGTTTGTGGCCTAGCTATATACTCCAAGAAAAACCTGTTAGGTGGTACGTCTTCCATTGAAAACTTAGTTAATCCTGATAAGGACCCATTAGATGCTCTTACGTCTACTGTTCCGGATATATCATAACTATCACAACCAAATGCGCCACACTGTTCGTTGCCCGGGTATTTAAGCCCATCCTTTACTATTACGTGGTTTTGCAAATGTTTAGGTGGTATCCATGAAACTAAGAACCTACCATCTTTATTAGGATGGAATATAACCCTAGAATCGAGTATACCGTTTTCCCATTGAAAACTACCCTTTGTTAGTATATTTGTATTTCTTAAGTCCTCGTTATAATCTATCTGTTCGTATATCTTTGTAAGATTAAACAACGACTGCTTTGTTTCGTCTCTAAATGCATGCTGTTCCGTCTTAGGGAACTGTCGATAGTATTCGTTTAATCCATCTGGATCATTCTTTAAACCATCAACTTCATTCTGCCAGTGTTCTAGTACTCCATAATCTATAAGATTACCATCAACACCTTTTACCGGTTTTTCTGGAGTGTCGAAGACAGGTATGCCATAAGTATCAATGAATCCCTCGTACGACCATTCCATAGGTATGAACAAACTATATAATCCTGAACTAGTCTGTCCATTGCGGTTTCTTTTCTTAACATCTGAATCATAGTAGAGTCTTTTAAAATTTTCTCCTCCTTTATCAAGGGCGTTTGATGTTGAACCCATCATGCACTTACCTATAACCTTGCTACCAAGTCTTAATGTTGTTTTAGTAACCCTCCAGTTATTTAATATATTGTCTGGACGTTCCCATTTACCACTCTCATCATGAACTAGTAATCTTAACTTTTCCCCATCATAAGAGTTATCACCTGTATTCTTCCAGTCAATTGTTGTATCAAGACCTTCAAGTTCAGCTAGCTTTTCATTAGAATCTAATTTCTTTCTTGTAAACTTAGAGGCTGGAACCCTATATGATAATTCTGTTTTAGGTCTATCCATACCGTCTTGTATGGGTTTGAAGAAAAAAGGATAGTTAACAGATATGGGTACTACTTTGTCTGTAAACATTTTTTTGGCATCAGCCCCCGATTTTGATAGTATACCAAATCTAGCGTCACTTGTTATAGTGGCTTGATTTACAGTTTCAGCGGATG